ACTGTAAGAATAAAAATATAATTTTATTAGAAATTCCATATTGGGATTTTAATAATATTGAAGTAATATTAGCAAAAATTTTAAGAAAAATTACTGATAAAGATTTAAAAATATGCTAATAAGGGAGCGTGGCGTTTATTCCTAGAGTTAAAAAAACTGTGGCAACTACGCCACAACCTAAAAAAGAAAAAGTTATGTTTAAATGTGTTTGTTGTGGACAAGAAAAAAATCAAGATAAAGATTTTTATAAATCAAATTCATTAATATTAAAGGCAAATAATCAACGAATGGTTGTATGTCGTCAATGTTGCATAGATTTATTTACATATTTAGTAAATAAATATGATGATTGTAAAACTGCATTATATTTTTTATGTAGGTTGCTTGATGTATATTTTGATTCTAGTTTATATTATAGTGCAGAACAACAAGCAAATAATAGTAATAGTAATATTGCTCAGATATACTTCCAGAAAGTAAATTCATTACCGCAATATGGTTCTAGAACATTTTCTGAATCTTCTCCATTAGATTCTAATAATAATATAAATATATTTGAAACAGAAATTAAATTGGATACAAATGAAGAAGATAAAAGAAATCAAGAAGATGTAATTCGTATGGTTGGTTATGATCCATTTGAAAATGATAATCCAATGGATAAAAAGTATCTTTATAATACTCTTGTTGATTTTCTTGATGAATCTACACTTGAAGATTCTTTTAAACTTCCTATAGTAATAGAAATAGTTAAAAGTTTTAATCAAATAGATAAACTTAATCAAGCATTAACATTAATGACAAGTGATATAAATAATGTTCAAAGTCAAGTTGGTGGAGTTAAATCTTTATTTGAAACAAAAGACAAGATATATCGTGCTATTCTTGCTATGGCAAAAGACAATGGTATTTCTGTTAATCATGCTAATAATAAATCTAAAGGTGCTGGTACTTTATCTGGAATTATTAAACAATTGCAAGAAAAAGGTTTTATGGAAGTTGAAGTAAATCTTTTTGATATAGAAACTTGTGAAGGTATGCAACAAGTAGCAAATATTAGTAATAATAGCATCTTAAAACAACTACAATTTGATGAAAATGATTATACTTTTATGATTAATGAACAACGTGATTTAATTAAAAATTTACAAAAGAAAAATACATATTTAGAAGAAGAAAATAGATTATTAAAAATAAAATTTAGAGAAGGTGACATAGTTAATGAATAAAAAAGCTATGTCACAAAGAAAAATTGATGGATATTTAAAACTTGCAGAGATAATAAATTATGGAAGAAAATTTCCAGTACGTTTTGTAGAAAGGTTTTTTGGACTAGATCTTTTAGATTTCCAAAAATATGTATTTTTAAAAAGTTGGTATACTCCTAATTGTGTTTGGTGTATGGGAAGGTCGTCTGGTAAAACAACTCTTGGTTCTCCCTTTTTAATGGCGAAAAGTTTACTTATACCAAATTTTCAGGCTTATATTTTAGCTGGTTCTGGAAGTCAAAGTCAAGAAATGTTTTCTAAAATAGAAAAAATAGCAAAAAGAGAGATAGCTTCTTTTACAGGTTTAACTGATGTTTTTTTAAATGAAACAGTAAAAAGTGCTTCTAATAAAGATGGATTTACACATAATCCAAGTTCTTTTGAATGTAACCTCTATAACGGTAGTGCAGTTAACTCACTAAATGGTGCTATTAATAATCTTAGGAGTCGAAGATCAAATTGCAACTTTTATGATGAGAGTGGATTTGCACCAGATGAATTATTTACTGCATCTTTGCCATTTATTACTCAAAATAGTAGTTTTAGACTTGGTGGAGATATTGATGTTTCAACTTTTCCAAAACAATTTCCTAACCAAGCTATATTTGCATCTTCTGCATCAAGTACAGATACTTTTTTCTTTAGAATATATAGAGAGTATGCACAAAAAATGATGATTGGTGATTCTAACTATTTTGTAGCAGATATAAATTCTGATGTAGTAATTAATGCTACATATAATGGTAAATTATATCCAGTTCCATTACTTAGTCAACAAACTATTGATAATGCTATGCGTGAAAATTATGACAAGGGAATGAGAGAGTATAAAAATATTTTTACTACGGAAGGCTCTGATAAGCAAATTATTAAAAGATCAATACTTATTAGGAATTCTCAATTAAGAAAACCAATATTTGCTAATGATAGTAATAGAAAATTTGCTTTGGCTTACGATCCTAGTAGGAGTTACGACAATGCTATTACAATGGTTGGTGAAATTATATTCGATGAAAATATTGGTTATAAAATGGAAATATGCAATGGAGTAAGTTTTGTAGATATTGCTAAGAAAAAAAAGACACCAATGAGAACTCCAGAACAGATAAGTCATTTAAAACAAATGATATTAGATTATAATGGAAAGCAATCTGCTGATTATGAAAATATTGAAACAATTTGTATTGACGCAGGTAGTGGTGGTGGAGGCGTTAATATTGCTGATTATCTTATGGAAGATTGGACAGATAATGCAGGAATTAAACATAAAGGTTTAATTGATAAAATTGAATCAACAGATTATGTTTCAAAATTTCCAAATGCTGTTGATAAAATTAAATTACTTTCACCACAAAAGTATAAAAAAATGTTATTTGATGCACTTATTGAAATGTTAAATCTTGATTTAATAAGTTTCACTGAAGATTATGATATGAAAGGATTTTTAACCTTTGCAGATAGTGAAAATTCATATAAATTATCATTTGATGAAGAATTAGCTTTAAAAAATATTGATTTAGCCAAAGAAGAATTAGTTAATATGTATAGATATGATGGAACAAATGGAAATTATAGATATGATCTAAGAGATGATAGAGTAGGTAGATTATATGATGATAGAGCATATTGTTTAGCTATGCTTGCATGGTATTTATCAGAATTAAGAAGAAAACATATAACAGGGAAGAAAAAAAATACCAATATCTCTCCCTCATCATATTTCGCTATAGCAAATAAATCATCAAGAGCAAGAAGATAGATTGTAAATATAATTTTACATATATAATAAATATCTATTATGTCTATTAATACATACCATAAGAAAGGAGGTTATTAATGCCTGATCAAAACAATAGCCAAAATAATCAAAACCATCAAAACCTCTCCCCTACCCTATTCTCATTAAAAAAATCATGGGGTTCAGCTAAAAACTTTTCCCTATCAAGAATAGGTGGTTTATTTAAAAATAAACAAAAAAAATTAAAAAACATAACAATAGATAAAATAAAATTATGGCTTGAAAATCCACAAAAATATCAAACTGAGATACTTGATTTATCAGATAACCTATATGCACCTGAAGGTATATATAAAGTATTAGTTAATCTAACTACAAATATGGCAACATTGGATAATTATCTTCAACCTGATTTTTACACAATGCAAAAATTAAAAGAAGAAATTAATAATCAAACTTCAAAAGAAATGACTGAAGAAGAATCTCAAGAAGTAATAAATAAACTTTTAAAAAATTTTAATAATGAATTTAATACTGTTAGAAAATATATTGATAATATTAATATAAAAAAAACTGGACGTAGAATTATAGAAAGTTTAGTTAGATATGGAGCATATTGTGGATTTGAAAAGAATGATGGTAATTTCCCTTATCTATGGGACTTGCCTATAAAATATGTTAGATTATATTCGATAAAAAATGGACAATTTTCTGTAGAATTTAATTTTAGGTACTTTGAAGATTTGAATAGAGATAATGAATTGCCTGAATTTGCATGGGAAGAAATATATCCTGATGAATTTAAAATATTATATAATAAATATAAAACTAATTCTGATAGATTAAGATATCCAGAATGGCAACCTTTACCTAGTGATAAAGTATGTTGTATTAAATTAGGTGGAGATAACGATACATTCTTTTTACCTTTGTATAGTCAATTATTTACTGAATTATTTTTATTAAATGATTTAGTTGATGAGGAGATTGAGAGT